ATGGCTTCCGCCAAAGAACTGATTGAACTTACTCAAACAGTAAAAATTGATGAGCTTGTTTCTTATCTCAACTCTCTGGTTCGCAGACCTGAGGGGGTTACAGGTAACTCACTAACCTGTGCTGTTTGTCAGGCGGATGAATGGATAATGTCACCTTATCCAGGCGACAACAGTAGGCCTATTGTTGTATCACATCCCATACCCTTTTCGCAGAATCAGGCTGTCTGGTATTTTACAATGAATTGTCGCAACTGCGGTTACACAATGTTTTTTGATGCTCAAGTTGCAACAAAAGCAATAGTAGACAGGAGGAGTAAATGATAGCTATCGCTGTAGATTTTCGACCTACTTATCTTCCTGTAAGTACTAGTACACTAACTCGCTTTTTTGGGGGCTTGGTAAGAAATGGTATATCACGTAGTACCGATAACCATTTATTTGCAAGAAATGAACCTGGTCATGTTGTTCATCTCCGTTCTGAAAAGCGCCGGGCGGTGAATCAACACTGCGACTCGCTTCGTTTTGACTTTCCTGCGCTTGAAGACGCTTTTGAATGCGAGTTTGTTGAATTACCTGATTCTGTCCAGAATGCCCAGGATTTCAAAAAATGGCTCATGGAGATGGATTTTGAATGAGAGTGGAGTTCGGTAAAAAGCTATTAAAGCACTTAAAAGAAATTGTAGCAAAAGAAGAAATGGAAGAAAAACAAGTAGATAAAGTCTTCTTGTTTGCTGATCATGTTAGAACACATGGTCTTAAAGATTTAGAGGGTAGGAACAAAAACTCTGACGAGGTCCCAGAGGATTATCCTGATAGAGAAAAAAGGATAGAAACGGCCCGCGCAAAAAAATGGTGGCATTACCATGTTGGTATTGAATGTTATAATGGGTTCATCCATGGTGATAAAACTTCTGAATATATAATTCATTATGCCAATCATAGTCCGAATTACATTCGTCTAGGCAAGCTTGATTACCATCCTCCGTTTCTCATACCTTTTGATGAATGGCTTGTTTACCGGTAAACCTAGCTCTAAATCTGGGTTTACCTTTGTATCTTCTTTCAATCACTAACCTACCGAATAATTTTTTTAATCGGCCTTGGCGATAGGTACTTCATCCAAACGCGTCGTATAACACGGCGACAGCATCTCCCGCTTCATCTGCCACGACTGCTGGATACCCTGCCCCGCAAAATACAGGGTTCCCCGGCCCTGCTGGTTCAGTTTGTCCATGAGTGACATCAGCGCCTCGCTGTTCGCGCTCGGCGCGTTCTCGTCAAACAGATTCAGCTGCGCCACGCCCTGGCTGAAAAAGTCACCCAGCATAACGCCCGCTTTCTGGTACCGGTGGCCGTCGCGCCAGACCGCATCGAGGCAGCGCGTCGCCGCGGCGATTATGTCGCGCGTGTCCTGTGTTGGCGTCAGCAGCTTTGTCCCGGCGTGATTGCCGTAATACGGTTCAGCAGAGAACGGCGACGTTTTCACGAACACCGAAATGTACCGGCAGAACTGATGCTCGCCGCGGAGCTTTTCCGCCGCGCGCGCCGCATAGCTGCAGATAGCCTGGCGCATCGCTTCATAGTCAGTGATTCGCTCCCCAAATGACCGGCTGCAGACGATTTCCTGTTTCGCCGGGGCAAACTCCTCGATCTCCAGACAGGGTTCGCCGCGCAGCTCGCGCACGGTGCGCTCCAGCACGACGTTAAAGTGTTTGCGGATAAAGCGGATGTCGGTATCGCATAGCTGCAGTGCATTTTTAATACTCATTGCCTCCAGCTTTCTGGCAATACGCCGACCGACGCCCCAGACTTCCTCCACTGGCATCAGCGCCATCAGCCGCCGCTGGCGCGCCTGGTTTGACAGGTCCACCACCCCGCCCGTCTGCGGCCACTCCTTCGCCGCGCGATTGGCGAGTTTCGCCAGCGTCTTTGTCTGGGCGATACCTACACCACAATGAATCCGCGTATTGCGCCGGACCGTATCGCGTATCTCCCGGCCAAAATCAGCCAGGTCGCGACAGTTCCGCACCCCCGTCAGGTCACAGAATGCTTCATCGATACTGTATACCTCGACACGTGGGCACATTTCCTCAAGCGTGGTCATCACCCGCTGGCTCATGTCACCGTAAAGCTCATAGTTGCTGGAAAAGGCAATGATCCGCTGCGGAAACTGCATCTCGCGCAGCTGGAACCAGGGCATGCCCATTTTTATGCCAAGCGCTTTTGCTTCGCGGCTGCGCGCTATCACACAGCCATCGTTATTAGAGAGCGCCACAATGGGCTGACCGGCCAGATCCGGACGGAATGCCGTCTCGCAACTCGTGTAGAACGAGTTCATATCAACCAGCGCGAACATTGCGGTGCAGGGTATTTATCACGCAAATGACAACGCCGACGATTTCGAGGTCGTCGGCGTCATAAACAGCTATAGGCGGGTAAGCCGGGTTCTCGGCGCGCAGCTGCGCCACCGGGTACGTCACCAGCCTTTTAACGGTAAACTCCCCGCCAATATTGGCGACCACGATGTCGTTATGCTTCGCGTGCAGACTGAAGTCCACCAGCAAAAGCGAGCCGTCAAGGATGCCAGCGTCGCGCATCGAATCGCCGGCAACCCGCAGGACATAGGTGGATGAAGGATGTGCAATAAGGTGGGAAACGAGGTCAATGCCGCTGTCGATATAATCGGCAGCAGGACTCGGAAAGCCTGCTGAAATCAGGTCTGCATAGAATGGGATGTTGACTGGCGTAACCGGCCAGACGAGGGGGTGTATTTTCATTATGTACCTCCTGTAAAATATACTGTGTATTTATACAGTAGTTTCAGGAGGTAATGAAATCAAGACGAAGCGGCCTATTAATCGTAACGGCTGGAATTTTTTTGTATTTCAAATTCGGCCCGGTTCTAAACAATGCGAATTATAATAAATACCTTTGGATACACGACTTTACCACGACATATCTGCGCTCACAGGTCACATGACGCTAAAACATGCAAAGCTGTGCAACCCGGTGCAAAGCCTTGCGTGTCTCACTTCTGTCCCACCTGTAGCTAAGCGCAAGACGAATCGACACCTTCCGAGGTTTTGAGTTGTTTTGCGCTAATTTTTTGCCCCATGCATGCCACATAGATTGCTTTCAAGGCGCTATGGGCCATGAGATATCAGGAGCGGAAGTCGTGTCTATACGACTTGATAACACTCTGAATTTTTTCAAGGCTAAAAGTCTTGTTGTCTCATCTTCTGTTGCCATGTCAAGATCAACAGCATCCTGAAGGAGTGATATCTCGTTGCTTGCTTCATTCATCAGCATCGTTTTCCTTTCTACTGCCTCTTTCTGCTGAATATCTTTGAGTGCTTTATCGTCGGGTAGCCACTTTTCTCCATCCCAAAACTCCCATGCCCGAGGAGGACCAGACAAAGTAAACCCATCAGGAATATCTCCAGGCTCATTAATAATCATGGCCTTGCTTTTGTCAGTAGAATAGGCCGTCTTGCCCCGATAATCTGAGGTGATAATCCATGCAGATCCATTCGCATTTCTGATTATCGCCTTTCCCTCTTGCAGAGGCGGCGGCGCGTCGAGGTATGCGCCAGCTGGAAGTCCCGTTCCTCTACTAATCATGACTTCGGAAGTGCCTATGTATTCCCCGCTGATGTCTGCAATATAAACTTTTTGGATGAAATCTTGTTCAGCAAAACCATCTGAATTGAATACCATTACGAAGCCCTCACTATCATATTCCAGACTATGTTTCTCATTCTGACTTCTGCTGAGTTTCCACGACCATAAGAAGGACTTGATTTTGATGCATCAATGGTTGCAGTCACGCTACGAAGGAAAGTTGTGTCACTCGTTATTGTGTACGCAGCTGCAACGCCTCCTGCGCACGTTATCGCGCCTGTGCCAAATCCTCTGGAATCAACCGATGGCGCAAAAGACCCTACAATATTAGGAGCTGCGTCCAGTTGTTCCGAAAGCATTGCCCTCCCCTGATCTACTCCCCTGCCATCATCAAATCCCCTGACTACGTTAGCACGCATATCGGGAAGAACGCCTGTCGTATAAATAGAAGCTAATTTTGGGTATAGCGTTTTATCGAATGATGCCCCATTCAACCTGAGGTATTTAATTCCAAGAGTTGAGTTGTCAGGAAGATTTAAAGAAGGCCACACTAACATCGACCCCACAGGTGAAAGAGCGTCAACCATATCTTTAATGCTATTCAATGATGGGCCAGTCCATGAGCTACCGTCTGATAGAGTGACAGTAATATTACCTGCGCCTGAAAACATTTGCTGCCAGTTTGTTTTGTCCAGGTTAAGTCCACGTAAGGCTTCGGCGGTCTGTGAGGCAAGTGACGCGGTAATTAAACTCTGTGCTTCCTGAGGAACGGCAAACCAGGCGACTCCACTTTGAGTTGGCCCCGTGTAATTACTGACAAGCGTCAGCTGAGTATTGCTTGTAATTGTTTTAACAGGCAGGGTGTAAGGAGTCCCACCAATTTTAACAACAATGAAGTCTCCCGCCTTCAGTTCCGTTGTGAATGACGTTCCTGTGCCTGAAACGGCAGCAGATTTATTTGTAAGCGTAAGAGTGCCTGCCGACATGGTATTCTCCTGAAAAAACCGCCATAGCGATGCTGCTTAATACATGCTTTCAAGCAGTAAGATATTTGTAGAGCTGACAATATCGAACATCACCGGATATTCACTTGTCCAGAAAGTAGCGACGTAGCCACGGCCGATCCGCACCGCGTTTCCGCTTCTGACGATCCCGCAATATTTCGCGTAACACCAGCCGCCCTGAATATCAGACTTCGCGCCATAGCGACCCAGCATAATGAAACGGTTGCCAATGTCCGTTGACGTTTTCGATGCACGGAAATACGCATTGCTGTATAAAAAAGGGCGGCGCGTTGTAGAGAATGTGCACTGACCCGCTGCATTAAAAAAGTTAAGGCCGGGTCCCGCAACGGGTGCCGCACCCGCCGCAAATATCACGATGTCCATGGTGACTGTAGCGTTCACATTTGCGCCGTTACGCTCCAGTGTGGCGATGACTCTGGTGCCATCATATTCAACCGTCACACCATCGGCGCTCCATTTACCAAACACCAGATATGTTCCACGAGTAAAGCCGGTATTCGGCGGTGTCCACGAGCCGGTAAAGGTGACTCGCCCGCGCCATGCGCATTGACCCACAATGCTGCCATTCGTAATAGTTGTAAAATCAGTACTGTCAGAGATAAATAACCCGGTACGCCCGGACTGAGAGGCTGGCATTATCTGCCACATCGTTCCGGGCCAGAGGATGTCGTTGTAGCCTTTGACGCTGTACCATGATGATATAATCATGCTGCCGCCATTCTGAGTGGCTCCGCTAAGGCAACCTACGGTCGGAACAAGACTGGTTCCGCCGTCATAAATTCTGGCAGTTTCGTACGGGGCATAAACCAGGGTCGCGCCAGCCACATAACCCGGCGCGTTATATATATTCCCAGATCCGCCAACTATCCCGCACCAGGAGGGACAACGAAGTCCCGCTGTGATTTCCATCACCGGACCGCCGTCGTTTAAGTCAATCAGTAATCCACTGGGCATAATTACCAGCTCCCCAGAACAATGCGGCCACCATTCGCCAGATTTACGGTAACGCCAGCTCCGTCAATAACCACGTTGTTTCCGGGACCTGACATAGAGAAACGCCCTTCGGTTGCAATAATGGTTCCGCGCACTGTAACGGCATTGAACTCAGCATTACCTGCCTTATTGATGAGCCAACCTGATGCTCCTGCCACATAATTATTTGACTGAATGTAATTACCGATTTTAGCATTATCTATGCTCCCATCCTGGATAAAGGCAGAGTTCATAAACACCTGCCCGCCCACCACAGCAAATGGCGAGAACTGGCTGGCGCCACTGCCGGTGGTCAGCACAAACTGATCGGCATTAAACGCAACACGCGTTACGACTGGCTGCCCGGCCTGCGCCAGTACCGCGATGCTCATACCTGCGCTGTAATAGTCGCCGTTAATCCGCACGCCTGCTTTCAGCGTATGAATGGCTGTCGCCCCACTGGCATCCACCACGGCGGTCAGCTTGTCTTCCAGCGCGGCCGTGACACTGCCAATCTGCGCCTGGACCTGAGTGCTCATTTCCGCCAGAGCCTTATCAACGTCGGCGATAGTGGTTTTCACCACCAGAATATCGGCGCGCACTTCACCATACAGCTTCCACTGATGATCAGCCGTGGCGTTGTTCGCCAGCGCGTTCTGCATCACCGCCTCGATGTTAGTGTCGATTTGTTGCTGCAGCGCCTGGCCGTCGGCACTGGTGAGAAAATCCCCGTTAATATCACCCAGGTAATCCTCCGCGTTGTCGTTCGCCATGCCCCGCACCCAGCCAGTCCAGGCTGACTGGTTCCCGATACGGTCCACCAGCCGTGCGCGGTACCAGAAAATCTGCCCCGCACGCAGGCCAAGCTGCGTGTAACTGTGCGCCGGATACGGCACATCCGAAAGCAGCAGCGCGTCGCTACCGTCGCTCGCGGCGGCATACTGAATTTCGGTCATCAGCGTATCGTCAGCACCGTCAGGGAAGTTCCAGTCAAGCTGGATGCCCCAGTTAATCGGCGTGGTGCGGAAGTTCAGCGGTACCGGCGGCTGCCCCACCTTGCCGGTCAGTGTCACTTCCACGCTGGTCTGCCAGACCGAGGCGACATCGCTGGCGTTTACGGCGCTGACGCGCGCCATGTACCGCCCGGCATAAATGCCCTGCACCTCAAAGCCGAGCGAGCTTGTGCGCGGCACATTCACCCAGTCGCCGTTATCCTTGCGCCACTGGCATTCATACGTCACCGCGCCGGGTGCCGCGGGCCAGGCGACACGCAGGGTTTCCACGCTGAGACCCTGCACCACGCGGCTGTAACTGCTGAGGGTCACGGAGGCTGGTCGAGCTCGCTCGGCTGGGTGGTGGCGCCGTCGCCCGGGTGGGAATGCACAATGGCAGTAACGGTTCCCCAGTCTTCCGCGGTCGCGTAATCCTCCGGCGACAGCTCAAACTGTTCCTCCGGCGCGCCGGTAATGTTCCGGCACGGGAAATACCGCTCGACACGGCTTTTTTGTGCCACCACGCCGCAGCACTCGCGCGGGTATTCCGCCGCAGCATGCGCCAGAATGTCGGCAATGGTTTTATCGCGCATGGTTACCTCCGGATCAGGCTGGCACCCGGAAAGCCGCCGAAATCGAGCCGGGCATCCGAACCAAAGCGTTTTTTACAGTCGGTCAGCAGGCCCGAGCATTTATCCTGTGCCGGGTCGGTCACCGGATTACCTTTCAGATCAAACATGCGCGGGCCGTTGTAGGTACAGCCGTCACCGCTGCGGTATTTGTTGCGGCAGGCCCAGGTGCAGACCGCCGTGATTTGCCGCGTCGGGATCAGCAGTCCCTGCAGGTCCATCGGGCTGGAGAGGCGGAACTCCACCACTTCATTGTCTTCAGCCGCCTTGCTGTCGATGTAAAACACCTGGCGGAAATACTGCCCTGGATCGGCAGACGGGTTGCCGTCGGGAAATGTGCGCGCATCGAGATACTGGCCGAACGTATCCAGAACAGTAACCTTCGCCTGTACCATGTCATCAAAGCGCAGGCAGAGCGCGGTCACCACGCCATCAAGGTTAGCGACGCGCAGCACCGGCTCCGCGCTCTGGCCGTCACTCGACGACGCCAGCCCGGTAATTTCAAACGGCCAGGCACCGTACTCCTCGCCATCAAACCAGATGGATTTAGCGGCAAGCTTTGAGGAGTCGCCGCCGCTCGCCGCGATTTCTTCCGGCGTATGAGGAATGGTGCAGGCGTGAAAGCGCAGCACGCCCGCGCCGAACGCCGAGCCGTCGACGGTCACCAGGCGAACGCTGTCGCCGGGCTCGAGCTTCTGAACGTCATTGCTGATTGCCATAATTACCTACGGAGCGAATGCCTGTGTGAAGGTTGCCGTGAGAGAGAAAATGCCACCGCCCGGGGCCGACGGGCGGTAGGCGTCACAGCGGTAAAGCCCCGCGCCTTTCAGCGGTGCCTGCCAGATGAATGAACGGCTGCCGCCATGTCTGTCCAGGAAATCCATAATCGCGGTGATGTAGCTTTCATCCCCAACGAATTCCAGATCCCATTTCTGACCGCGGGCGTTGATGCCGTCGCCCGACGCCTGGGCATACCCGTCGCCGAACTGCGCGCGGCGGACGCGGTGAGTGACCTCGCCGCCGGCATTAATGCGCGGGCACCAGGTAAAGGTTTCGGTTGCCATGTTTCACCCATAAAAAAACCCGCCGTGGCGGGTAAGTAAGGAGGGTCAGCGCTTGCCCTGCGTGGCGTTCCACAACGGAGTGCCGGGCTTGCGCAGTTGCGTGTTGATGGTATCGATGATGGCGCCGGTGAGCTGGTTAGCCACCGCGCCGGCGGCGTTAGTGTTGCCCTGCGCACCGCCTGTGCCGCCTGTGAAATTAATGGTACCGATGCTGAGGCTGACACCCGCGCCGCCCTGCGTGCCACTGCCCAGCGCTTTTACACCCAGCCTGCCTGTAGCGTCGCGGGTGAGCGGCATAATGGCTTCTGGCCCGGCTTCACCCATCAGACCGGCACCTTTGGCAAAGGCGAACATAGTGGGGCTACTGACTATGCTGCTGCTGAATTTACTCAGATCTGCCGATTCATAAACGCCGCCTTTGGCGTTTAGCTGAATGCCCGCAGCCGCAGAGTTATATGCACCAGAAGGTGTTGAGCCGACTGCCGCAGACGCGCCGAAACTGAACAGCGAACCGATAGCACTGACGCCGTTTACCAACGCCATATTTAGTGCAACCTTTTCGATCGTCTTCAGAACGCTGACACCCCAGTCTTTCCAGCTGGCTTTATTATCGTTCAGCATATCGACAAGGTTATTTGTGATACCGGACAGAGCACTCTGAACACCACTGGCCGCCTGCTGCGAATAATTCGATGCATCATCAACCCAGTTTGCCAGTCCGTCCCGCGCACCGCTCACCCAGTCGGCGTTTAATTGGTCAATTTGCTGATAATAATTTTGGTAATCTTCGAGGCGTTGCGACAGTGCCTTATCAAGCTCAGCATTATAACGGTCATAATCCGCCTCGCTTTTAATGTCTCCGCGCTGGTACCTTTGCTGTAAATCAGAGCGCTTTTCATTGAACTCGCGCTCAATATCGAGCTGTTCACGCATTCGCTCACGAACTTTGTCACCCTGTCCAGCGCCGATGATATCAGCATTAAGAGAGCTGAGGCGTTAGCATTTTCGCGCTGCAGGTTTGCGACATACTCAGCCAATTTTAGATTTTCCTCGTTAGCCTTTTTGACAGCATTTAGGCGGTCAACTTCAGTAGCTAACTGCTCGAGCCGCTGTCGCTGCGTCTCATTAAGTCCTGAAAGTTTGCCATCAGCAATATCAAACTGAAGTTTCTGCTGTTCGGTCACTTCAAAAGATTTTTTACCGGTTGTATCAATCAGCGCTATTTGGCGCAGATAATTCTGCTCCGTCGCCTTGAAGGTATTTTCAAGTTTCTTGCCAGAATTGTCGGTTACAGGCTTGCCGTTGACTTCCCCTGAACCAAGCTTAAAGCCAGAACTGGCTGTACCTACAACACCAGCAGCGTTGACAGGTAGGGTTGTCTGAAAATCCTTCATATCGCCGAGCCGTTTACGTAATTCATCAAGCTCTTTGCGACGTGAGTCTGTATCCATTCCGATCCGGTTTATATCTGCAAGAACACCCTTATCGTTCAGGTCCGCTTCAAGGTTCTTTATACGCCGGGATATTTCAACACGGGAGGCATTGGTCGCAAGCTGCTGCCCGCCCTGGAAATTCTCTACCAATCGGCCAAGTTCTGATGCTGCTTTGCCAAGCCAGCCCACAAGAGAAGCAACACCGCCAACCAGATCTGATAACCCCTGCAGGACTGCCGGATCGGTAAAGGTTTTTTTAAGATCATCAAGACCATTCTGAAGAGGTGATAGGTCAACCTTCGCAAGACCTGAAGCAATCTCAACCTTCAGTCCATTTGCCTGAGCCTCCATGTCCTGAAATATTTGGCTCACTTTCAGTAAGTCATCAATGGATTTCGAATCTGGTGCAATCCCATAATCTTTAGCGAGCTGAATAAATTGAGTTAATTTTTGGTTGTTATTATCAAAGAGAGGTAATAACTTTGATAAATCATTACCTAGACTTTCAAGAATATTAGTCTTCTCAGCGTTTGTATTTATTTTCCCGAGTGCTTCACCAATAGCTAACAGCTGCTTATCGGGAGTAACTTTTGAGAGCTTTTCCGCAGAAAGACCTAATGCATTAAGAGCATCGACGGCTTCACCTGATTTATTCAGAACAGCATCGCCAATTTTGTCACCGATATCTTTGAAAATATCTGCTATCTGATCTCCGGAAACACCGGCTTTTTCTGCCGCGAATTGCCAGGCTATCAATTCCTGAGTGGATAAACGAAGAGACTTTGCCCAACGATCTGTTTCTGTAATTTGCTCAGATGTGGACTTTAGCAAAGCAATGCCCGCAGAAGAAGCGGCAACTGCAGCGCCGGTCGCCGCTGCGACCATAGCAGCAATGGCAGAACCAGCGGCTTTAACATCCGACTCAACCTGTTTGCGCCATTTTGTTGAAGCGCGTTCGGCTTTGTCCATACCTGAGACAAAACCGCCAACCTTAGCGATTAGGTCGATTGTCAATGTGCCGAGTGATTTGCCAGCCATATAACATCCTAAAAAAAAACCCGCCGAAGCGGGTTATATTAAAATCGCATGATAAATTGTTAATTTATGAGAACTAAAATCAACATAACAATTAATTCAGCTCATTTTTGCTATAAAAAATACAGTAAATAAAACCCCTATTATAACTAACAATATCATCATGCATCCTGAAGGACCTTTCACCCTTAATTTGAAAGGAGCACCGCACTTTGGACAGACATCAGCCTTGCTTGATACTTCCCCGCCACATTCTTTGCATTTAATAAGTGCCATTTCCCCTCCTCCTTCAGATTTTGAAAGAATAACAGGGAATTGAACAATGGCAAAACATCAACCTTGCTTATCAATTCCAGGCATTCATAGCCTGCTCAAGGGAAATGGGTTGTTCACGAATATGCGGAGCAAAATCACTTAGCCTGAAAGTTGGGTCATCTTTGCCACGATTAACGTTTGCCAGCATCGATGCAACCAGTGCGGCGCCCCACTCTGTGCGCATCATCGGGTTCAGGCTTCCGTACTGGTTGCGGTATTTGACCCAGAGCTGGAACTCGCGGAAGCTGAGCGCTTCCTGCGCTTCGGCGATGGTCCTGCCACCGATGCCGTTGAGGACGAGCTCACACCAGATTTCGTCTTCTCCGGTAAAGGCACCACTCCCGTGCAGGACGAACTGCAGGAAGCCTTCAAAGTTGCACGTCGTCTTAAGCTCTGGGCTAAGCGTCCTGAACAAATGAACACCAGAATCCTTAAAGCATTTCTTAAGCTTTCCGATGGGACGGATCGCAAAGTATCTGAAGCACAACTTAAACAAGAGGTTGGCGAAGACAACTTCGACATTAATTTCGTACAGATGAAAAACATCGCCGAAAAGAACCACGGAAAAGTCTTTGATGTTAATGGCAGTGAAGTTTCAATCTGGCCGCCTGTCGCTGCTGCTGTTGAAGAGTTTCGTCGCACTGTATTCAGTAAATGACATCTTTTTAAACACGCTCTTGTGCCTCTGAGAATATGAGGGCTATCTCCCGGGGGCATAACGGCTTCGGTGTTACTGAGGCTGGACAGAAAGGTTACCATCTGCTGAGCGAGCTGGTAGCTGACGGGCACACAGTGGCCTGATACTCTCACTGCATACCGGTACTGCACCGGACCGGCTCCACCCGGTACCGGCAGCGCAATAAGTTGCGACCTGCGGTAACGTGTTGTTAAACTGTTCATGCGTAGTTTCTCCACTATTGAAAAGACGCGCCCGACGCCTCGAGCTGCACACTCGGGGCGTCACCTTTTCTGGTACTCATAAATATTTCCACTGCCTGGTCTGAAACCCCATACAGCGCCATAAAGCCCATGAACCCGTGGAACTGGTGGCGAATGGTCTTGCGAAACAGCTCAGAGAGCTTTTTGCGTTCATGACGGTCAATTACCCCATCCTCCGCCGCTTCAATCTGCGCCTGCGCCAGCTGGCCTTTCGCCGCGCTGGTTTTCATGTCGATCGCGAACAGGTCCACGTTGTCCATGCTTTCCGGCTTCGGAACGTCCACCAGCAATTTGCCGACGCGCGCCGCGGCATATTCCGCCAGCATCGAGACGCCGGACAGGTCCTCCATGCGCTCAAGTTCGGCCAGCGTGAAGAAGCGGCTGCCGCATTTCTGGTACATGTGGTTATGAAAGGTGTCGATGCTCATGCCGAGATCGGCAGCCATCCCGAGACGACCGGCGGGATGCGCCTTACACATCGCGCTTATTGCTGTTTTTATGCTGTCTACCATTTGGCTTTTTCTTTGGTAGTTAGATTTTTCACACTCTGCTGTTAACGTTGCTTGCAAGTTGTGAGTTTGGGTAAATGTCTGGTCGCAAATCGTTTTTCGAGATAGCGCCAGCCGTCTCTTCTTCAAGCTTTTGGCACAACTGAAAGCCTGCTTTTTTGTGCCCCTTAAAAACGAGCCTGAGATATCCAGTACTGCTTCCAACTCTTTTAGCCAATTCGGCTTTTTGTGTGGCAGAAAGGGTGTTCCAGTAATCTTTCATAGTGTACCTCCGAGATACATTATGCACGAAATAAATGTACCCGCAAGAACCTTGTACCCTACAGGTACACACGGTTTAATATTGGGCATGAAAACCATTGATGAAATCAGGCGGGATAACGCGCGGACACTGCGTGATAGCGTTGGCGGCAATAAGTCATTCGCTACAATGCTTGACCGAGAAGCGACCCAGATCAGTCGAATAATCGGCCGCAATCCTTCTAAAAGGATTGGGGATGATCTTGCACGCCATATTGAAAAATGCTTCCAGCTTCCTTTGGGATGGTTGGATCAAGAGCATCAGACCACCAATGTTGCGCCCACAACGGACGTCTTTAAAACAGAGGTTGAATTCCAATTAGTGCCCGTAATATCTTGGGTGCAAGCTGGCGCATGGACTGAAATAGGATATTCAGAGGTTGATTTGAGCACAGCAGAGACGTTTCCTTGCCCCGTTCCCTGCGGGCCGATGACTTATATACTCCGAGTTATCGGTGACTCGATGATCGAAGAATACCGTCCTGGTGACATGATTTTTGTAGATCCTGAAGTTGTACCGGTGCACGGTGATGATGTCATTGCCCTAATGCACGAGAGCGGTGAAACCACCTTCAAGCGTCTTGTTGAAGATGGTTCGCAAAAATATCTGAAAGCGCTAAACAAAAGCTGGCCTGATCAATATCTCAAAATAGATGGTAATTGCTCAATAATCGGAACTGTCATTTTCTCTGGAAAACCAAGACGTTATTTCAAATAGTCTACTTATTAATCAAAGCTCGCTTCGGCGGGCTTTTTTTTTGCGTTGACAAAGGGCCAAATGGATACATAATGTACCCGTAAGGAACATATAGAGGATTATCTGATGTCTTTTCCCTGCATTGCGGAACAGCCAAGGTTTACCCAACACAGAAGTGCATCACTATTCAAAAGATCCTCTTTTTATGTTCTATAAAGAAGCTAGCTACTAGTGGGTGAGGCCATTATTTGAGAGTGAAACGATTACTAGGAGTAGATGGTAATAAAAATGCATGCGAGACTATATCTTGTTTTGATGCATCATTGATTAAATACTAAATAGTGCTAAATAGCAGCCATAATCAATATATTCTCAAAATTTTGGAGGTTAAAGATGAGCCAAAACCCATTTTCACTCTACGATTTCTTAGGCTATTTGATTCCAGGAGGAGTTTTCTTATATCTTTTATATTTTTGTGGAGTAGCTCTGGACTGGGATATGATATTGCAGCTTGCAAAATTCCTTAAAAACCAAGCAAACATAATTAGCATTTTAGATTATGCCTCTTTGATTTCGGCTGCATATATCTTGGGGCATTTTGTCGCTATAGCTTCCGCATTTTTTATTGAGAAATACATGAACGAAACATTAGAGTATCCTTCTATTTACTTATTCTCTAATATAAATAACAACCATAAAGTAAATAAAAAAAACAATCTCAGCAAAAAAATAAAATACATGATCATTGAATTATTTTTATTTCCTATTGTTACCTTAGACTTTATCACATGTAAATTATTATATTCAAGGGATCTTCCAGAGAAGTTAGCAGCCACCCTTTGGAGGAAAATTGAGACAAGATTCGTTAATGATTTAGATGTCGATCAAAACCACCTTTCAAATATAAAAGGTTTGGATGGTGATTTATTTAGGCTGGCTTATCATTACACATATGAACATGCCTTGCACCACCAAGGAAAAATTCAAAACTACGTTGCTCTGTATGGTTTTTGTAGGAATATATGCTTCGTTATGACAAGTATGTTTTGGATATCCGTATATGCTGTATTTTATAATATTTTTACAGCCAATTATCTTTATTACAGTGTCTTATCGCTAATTAGCTCATCTGTTTTACTATACGTTTTTTATTGTGGGTTTGTTAAATTTTATAGAAGATTTACGTTAGAAGTTTTAATGGCATTCGCTGTAATAAAAATTACATAATTTTTTTACTCTGGGTGCAGCCAGAGAAGTTAGTGGAGAATATGCATGGCCAAGTTAATGAAAGCGAGCGCCTGGGGGAAGCGTGAGTTTGTTCCGGGCTCGGTTCCAGATAACAGAACGATTAAACGCTGGGTAGAAAACGGCTTGCTGCGCGGGCGCATCGTAGACGGTATGGTCTGGGTATGCGCAAGTGAGCACTGGGGCGTTGACTCAATGATTAGCGAAAACGTTCGCAGGCTAATTCAAGAGGATTAAGATGGCCGGCAGACCACGAAAAAGGGAAAATAGGCATTTTCCCGACTACCTCTATTTCGACAAAGAAACCGGGCAATACCGGTTTCAACTCATTACGGGGAAGAGAAAAAGTATTGGTACCGATCGGGCGGTGGCGATCACTATTGCACGCGAATATAACCTCCGCATGCGACCCGAATCAGTGCCATCTATTGAAAGCCTGGTTCGAGAGTCCGGAGGCATTAATGGCGAAGCAAAACCGTTTGCGGAACACGCCCAAGCGCTACTTGAAAGAGCTATTCGCGATGAGAACCCAGGTACAGATGCGAAGGCTGTTTGGCTGAATGATATTGAGCGGGTGAAAGAATTTTTCGCCGATATTTATGCCTGCGATATCGATCTTGAGCACGTCAACGGCTATATCAAAAAATACCACAGCGAAGCATCAGCGAATGTGCAGAACAGGAAAGTGAGCTTTCTTAAAAAACTCTTCAGCTATGCGGTAGATGAGTCGCTAATGATGGATAACCCTGCCGAACGTAAAAAAATGCGTCGGGTCGATTCTAAAACTCGCCGCCGTCTCACCCTTGATGACTTCAACAAAATACACCGCGCCGCGCCGTTATGGCTGCAGACAGCCATGGATCTGGCAATGCAAACCACGCATGCAAGGCTTGAAGTCTCGCGCATCCGTTATTCCATTAAACAGCCAGGCGAAGGCGTGTGTGGATGCGTATGGTTTCCAGAGCCACAAGGGGAAATCTTCGGCACGCTCTATATTCACCGCCAGAAGGTGCAACATAAAGAAGCATCTCACGTGGCTATACCGATCGGGTCAGTTCTGAGGGATATCATCGAGCGCAGCCGGGATAATGTGGCCAGCCCTTATGTAGTGCATCGTCTTCCGCTAAAGCGAAGCAACCCCACAAGCAAAGAGGTACGGCATCCAACACAAGTTGCTCCCGATTATCTCAGTCGTTCGTTTTCAGCAATGCGCGACGAAGTAGGCGTTGGGTCGAACCTGCCCGAGGATCAGCGACCCACTTTTCATGAAATCAGGGCGCTTTCTGCTTTCCTCTTTAATAAACAGGGAATTGACCCACAAGGCCGTATGGCACACAGCGATGCGAAGTCAACGAAGATCTATACCGAGAATCACATCGACTGGGTTTATGTGCCTCATGGTGAAATTAAAATTGTTTAG